ACAGATTTAAGCACTATTTCAAATTGAGTAGAAGTTTCCTTTAACTCTAAGAAATTAGGATGATTTATGTATTTTTCTAGAAGAGTCATTTTTATCTATTTTTTCTAAACAATTTTAATGTTTGACTTTGACGTTTTGCCACTGTGTAAACAGCTAAACTATCAGCAATCGCCTCGTCACGAAAGCCTACTTTTGTCCACGGCACTTTATATAATTTGTCAATCGCTTCAATCATTTCTTTTTTAGTTGCGGCATTCTTCCCCAATACCTGCTTTTTGCTATCGTTCTCACTATATGTTTCTAATGGTATATCCAATGCTTCAGAAAGCGTACATATAATCCCTGCACACAGACCTATCATTACAGCAGCATTGGCATTTTGTGATCCGTGAGGGGATTCATTGACTATATATTTCACATCATATTTGCGAATTACTCGTAACAATTCTTGTATTAACTCACTTGCCCTTCTCAGCGTATCATCCGATTTCCTGATTCGTTTGCGTTTTTGTTCTGGAGAGGTTTTAATACATCCTACCTCTACTATCGTATCGTCTACCTCATTTATAATAGAGAACCCAAATGCAGTTAATGAAGGGTCACAAGCCAACACATAGAACCTTGAGTCGTTAGTCTTTACTACCTCTTTATTTATTTTTCTCATCCTATTCCTTCCCTTTTAAAATATTGAGTATAGACTGTATCATGGATTTCATTTCTTTTATTTCTTTTTGTAGTCTATTCATTTCATACTTTGGATCGCCACAAATACACATAGGTAATAGGAATCCGCAACGGGAGCAATAGCCTTTAATATCTGTTGTTTTCATCATTTTATGTATTTTAAGAATGTCCAAAATTTTCTGTCACATAAATATAAGTTATCTTTTTCATTTTCAAATGCTTCTCGTTCAAATCCTAAATTGTAGTAGGCTCGTTTACCATATCGAAAGAATTTAATAATCCATTCTATACCGTACCACAGGTAAAACGGGATGATTAGTAATTCTATTTGCTGACGTAAGTGTATAGTTTCGTGGTTTATAGAGTTGTTTTTACTATATTCTGATAGCCTGTTCCAAGCTTCTCGGTCAAAGAATATGAAAGGAAACAAAGCCATTCCTAATATACTTTTAGGAAAGAGCCACCACTTACCTATTTTTATGATGGGAATTTTACACATCGTTAGTTCATTTGTTCAGGCATTTCTTTCTCGTAAATATCTTTAACCTGGTTTTCCAAATCTTTTTTAACTGCTTTTTTAATGGTGCGATTAAACTTGTAGTATTCGTAGATAGCAACTATACAAATAATCACTCCTATTACCATTATCACCCCAAACACGATTAAAATTACAGTAAATAGTTTCATAGTTACGCCTCCTTATCTATTAGTTTTTGTCTTTCAAACGCTTCTTCTACAGTTTCCCACTCTACTTGACAACAATCCCATACTTTACAATGAGGGCATATTTTATCTGAACTTACATAAAACTCTCCTATTTCTTCACTATCACTTTCAAGTAGATCACTACTAAAAATAGCACTGCATTCCTCACATTCCAATGGAACTACTTCATATTCGTATAGATATTCTGGTGGTGAATTAATAGAAGTGACATCTATCATTTCTCTGGTAACGTGAATCGTGATGTCTGCTTTTTCCTGTTTACAAGCATCTACGATATACTTATAATTGGGATTACCTGAAATAGTACCTGTGGAAATCTCTTCTTCCCCATCGCTAGACCAAGCCACAGAATACACATTAAAGAAGCGTTGTAATTTCTTTGGTATTTTTCCTTTACAAGTAAATTCAACAGTGTAATTTCCAGGAATACGTTTAACAAAACCTCCCAAACAGTCTTCGTATTCTGGATTCTTTCGTATAGAATCTAATTTAATCAGAATCTTTGTCATCTTGTTTTTTTGCTAATATAAATGTTTCAGTAATAACATCCTCCCCATAATTTAGGTTAGGATAATACGTCATTGTTATAGTTACGGTAGAATTTAATTTACAATCTAATGTAAAATCTACTACTCCCATAGAGTCTGGTATATTAAACAACTTTTTAATAATAGGCCAGAATTCTCCGTTACTTATAGCCATAATTTATCTTTTTTTAGGTTTGCGTTCACTTTCAAATTTCTTTTCAATCTCTTCCCATAACTCAATCACTTCTTCTCGTAATTCGTCTTGGCGTTCATCGTTTTCAACGATAGCAATAGCATCATCCATAGACAGAGCTAACTTTTCTCCGCCTAAAGTATAAGTGGTATTTTTTGTATAAGTTTTTATGAATTGTAGATTAGCCCGTATATCATCTATTCCATAATCAAATAATATAGTAAGAGGGGCCGTGTGAAAAGGTTTCCAAATAGAGGATTTAAACACTTCAACCTGTGTCTCCACTCCGATTACCCGCATAACCTCTTTTCCTGCTATGGTTTTCTTAACCTTTATTTTTTCTGGATTTCCAGCCCGTAACCGAAGACTTGAATAAAATCCTATGCCTAATCCACCAGGAGTAGTGTATTTCGGTCCGTAGTTTCCAGCATCAATATTTTGTCTCACTTGATTAGAAACAACCATCAACAGGTTTTTCTTTTGTATAATGCGACAGGTGCGACGCAATTCCTCACTAAATTCTTTTGGACGGCGCATACCCATCTTATCACCGTCGTCACTCCCCATTTCCAGATCGGTAGATAGTGCAGCAAGGCTGTCTGTAAAAACTCCGTTTATAACTGTCGAAGGAACATCCCACTTACGAACAGCAGAAAACACTTCTGGAATAGTGTCTGGAGTACTATAAGCCATATCTTCTACTTGAAGGTCAAACATACGGGCAAATTGCTTATTCAATCGTGCTTCAGGATCGTGAAACATAATTTCTCCACCTAACCGTTGTACGGCTCCTGCGATTTCACATAGTAAAACCGTTTTTCCCGCCCCGCTTACTCCTGCTATTTCAACTAGGATTCCTGCTGGTATCCCTCCTCCATGAACTCTTCCTCCAGAAATAGCCAAGTCTAACAGGGTAGAACCCGTAGATACCATCATTTCTAGGTTACCTTCGTATTCCTTTTTCTGTTTGACTTTTGGAGAAGTTACTTTCGATTTTACCTGATCTACTAATTCAGAAACCGTTATTTCTTTCTTTGGTTTGGGATCTGTTCCTCTTGTTCTTTCCATGATATAAAAATTATTCTTTTATAATTTTAAGCCAACATCTGTTTTTAACCTGTTCTACAACTTTAGATAATTCTGTGAAGAACTCTTCATCTGTCCAATCTACATTTACTTTAAAATTAAAAATACTACCGAAAGTATAAGAAGTCACTATTCCTGTGTCAAACATAAAATTTATTCCTAACTCTTTAGCCTCTATTATCAAACTTCTTATCTTATCTTCCATAGAATTGCTTTCAGTTGTTACAAAAGCATATTGTTGGGTTCCGGTAAACCTATCCCAAATTTCTCTAAAACCATCTTGTGCGTCTCCACAATAAATCGCAAATGCCATAGCGATTCTTTTTTCTCTATCGTATTGATTCATGATGTTTTATTTTATAGGATTTAAATTTTCAATTTTGTCAGGCACACAGTTAATCCAAAGTGAGTTAAAAAACTTTGCACGAGCCAGCCATGTATTATATTCAATAATCTTATCTTGGATTGCTAATCTTTCAAATTCAGAGAATCCTTCACTTCTTGCATTGTTAAGAGTAGATTGCATTTGTTCAAATTCCGCTATACGGCAATTATAGGCTAATGTGGCGACACCCCAATAGACAAGCAACATAACTACCACTACTGCGGAACAGAACCATAGGTTTAATAAGGTTATCGTTGTTTCATCGCTAAAGTTGGTAAATTGTGCTAAGATAATAAATATCAAGCACAATGCTGCGATAATAATAATTAGTGTTAACATCTTATGAATTTTTAAAGTTAGTGATCTTATTTACATCCATTTTCTTATAATAGTTCTCGCATAACATTTATCCTCTTTTATAAAGAACGATTTCGTACTATCAAAAGTTAAGTCAGGCTCAAATCCTTTAGGTATTTGATTTTTGACAATAGTTAAAAATTCCTCTTTACGGGGCTTTCGATAAAGTTCACACGGAATCTCAAACTCCATAACGCCCCAATCCATTGTTTTCCCGATCTTATCTAAAGCAAGCACTTCTACATCACATTCTACATTTGCTTGTCTGGATAGAAGGAGACTTAATTGTGTAGGATTTAGTTCTATTCTAAGAAAACACACACAAGCATTTTTGTCTGTTACTTTAATTATTGTAGTGTCCTCGTTAATTAGTAGGGTTAATTGTCCTTGTAGTTTCATCTTTTTCTAATTTTGTCAATTTACTTTCTATTACGCTTATTATACAACACTACTCCAGTAAGAACTAATACTATAATCAATAATATTGCTGCTGGCATCCAAATCGGAGCCAATACCCATACCCAAGCCCAATCAATCGTATGTGTTAATCGTAATACGATAAACACTATTCCTAAAAGACCGAAAAAGCCTGTTCCTGTGTTAGTTTTATTATCCATTTGTATTCTTCTTTTTGATTAGATTCCTACATTTTGAAAAGCGTGAATCACTAGCCCTCCATTAAACATTTGAATTGTTGTTATGTATTTTCGATTCATCCCTATTCCACAATAAAAAAGATGCCCTGTTCCAATAAAAGTTATTTCTACTTCCTCTTTTTCTATCGTATCAGGATTTACTAAAACCCATAAACACGGCACATCATTTTGTGCTTGAATAGTAAGTATCTCATAACCGAAAGGAAGAGAAATGGTTTGTGTATCGGTTATTTCTAACGGATATTTGTAAATTGTTTTATTCATTTTATTTATTATTTTATGGTAACATAAATTCATTATTAAAAGGAACAAAAATTTCTCTGACATAATCTCCCTTTTCCGTATCCCAAACTTGGTAAATCCAACCTCCTGAAACTCTCATAACAGAAAAAGAAGAAACTGCTATCCCTTCTTTGCTTATTGGAGTCAGTACAATTACCTCATGAAGATTCATGGAGTAAATTCTTTGATCTGGAATTTTCATATCTTGATACATAATTCACTTGCTATTTTTATTAAAGCTGGTAATTCTAGACATACTAATCCTATAAACACATCATTAGCACCATAATTGATAGTATTTCCTTTTGAAAGATTTCCTACGGCATATACTTGTAGGATATCAGTTATAAGTTTCTTTTTTAAGGCTTCCTCATCCATTTGTTTATACTATTATTGGTTGACCTACAAGGACTCGAACCTCAACTATCAGACCCAAATTCTGCCGTGCTACCATTACACAATAGGTCAATGAAAGGAGGCAAGAAAGCCCCCTTCAAACGCTTACTTCCGAAGTTTTTCTAACTCTTCGATAGACATTTCTCGAAGTTGTCCGTCCTGCTTTTCCGCAATCAAGGCATCAATTTTTTGATTATGAGCCTTAACTTCAGCAGCGGTACGAAGTTCTTCAGATTCCCGTTTCTTAGTCAGATAGACATCTTTTAAGATGTCAAAACGGAGTTGATTTTCAACATCTACTTCTTTAGTATCTTCAAGGAAAGACAATTCATCATCATCATTCTTTTTCAATACCTTTTTAACCGCTTTAATAGCAATAGTCAGTTGCGTTTGAGACAGATCCCAAAGCTGTTCTACAGTTAAGGCTCCTACGTTGGTATTGAACCTTAATTTTAATTGAGAAGCTTGTTTGTACATGATTAGTAAATTTAAGATATTAGAATTTAATTTTAATAGTTCTTTTGAATGATCCTTGTAAACGTACTATAAGTTCATCACGCACCGTAGCGTTAAATCCCAGACCAGATAATTGTTTCCCAGAAGGCTCAATCATAGTGGTATTTCCCAATACTTCTAACACTTTCCGATGTTGAGCAAGTTCTGGTATAAGATTCTCCGCATGAAATGATCGGATAGAAACGGGACACTTACAACCGTCTAACATAAAGAAATAATGCTTATTCCCTACACTATTGCCCATCCAATGATTAGGAGAAAGGCATATTAGGTTTACTTTATAAAATTGTTCTGTTTGTAATCCATACAACTCTTTAGAGATATGTGTTTCTGGTAACAGATGTTTTATCGCAAAAACTCCGCCTTTTAAAGTAACTTCTGCTACTACCACATTTTCAGAAACAGGTCTTTTATATTCGTAAGAATACAACTCTCCGTTAAATTCGATTTCCGCTTTGAACCCTTGCGAATTACGAGCATTGTACTGATTAACCCAAAACTTATAAACGCCATCTTTCATATGCTTTATTTCTTTAAAGTATATGTTTTCGATAGCCATTTTACCGCCTGGAAAAGTATTATCCAAATCTAATTGTCCACCGCAAGAACTAAAACCGTCTCCATGATCTTTTCTAAAACCTGTACTAAATCCAATTTTTTGTGTATCTGGTTGCCGGCACCAAGCATCTAAGTCTGAGTTATCCGTTCCTTTTTCATCGTTCCATATTAAAGAAAAGCGAAGAACCCCATCTACTCTACCTCCAGCATCTTTTACAGCTTCCTTAATCTGAGATTTACCAGCCAAGTTACCGTTAAAGGTCCAAGAGTAGTTATTCGGCCATTTAAATATAGGCTTACTTTCTTTTACGTTAGCAGTGGTTAAAGAGACCAGATTTCCTTCGTGAGAAGCCGTAAGATACACTTCTACCGAAGTACATTCAGGTAGAATATCCAGCATAAACTTATCAATCGTTACTTCTTCCACTCCTTCAAATTCGCTTCTTTTATGGCGGGTAGAAGTAGATTTAACTCCATCAAAAATAGACACAGGCTTAATATCTCCTTTACCTACGTTTACATGAAGAATTTCAGAGGCTTTAATATCATCAATAGTAGCAAACCTCCGATTAAACGATTCTTCATACCCATTCTCTTCTACAAACTTTCGAGCCTCTTCAATTTGTCGTTTAGTAATAGGGGCTACGGCTTTCATGTAGTTGGCAGGATCGACTCGTTTGTTCCAAGCCAGGCATGCTTCATTCAATTCCTTACCTTCAGCTAATTCTGTACAAAGTACACCGATAAGCTCATTTCGGAATTTAGCAAACGGTAAGCCATAGGATCGTACCCAACACCAATTCTCTCGTTTAGAAGGGGCAACGCTATCATACTCTCGTTTTAATGGTAGGATTTGTTCGATCTTGTATAAGTGGGTTTGCCCATCCAACAAGCTACCTTGGTTAATAAGGTCTCTTACTAAATGTAATGTATCCGAAGGAATTTCTTCCATCGCCCGTTGAAAAACATTCTTTGCATCCCGGTATCCTCCCATTATTGCCTCAACGGAATGATCCGTCATAGAAACAAATTGTTTAGGGAGAAATAGATGCAAGTGGTTAAAGGTTCTAATCTCATCGGGTTGTACTACTCCAAATTTTTCTGCTTCTTCTTTAGTATAGCGTTTCACGTTTTTGTCTATACCAAGTTTAAATCGTTCCGATTTTCGATTACACGATTCATAAGGCAGGGAGTTTAATTCAGCAAATGTTTCAAAGAATACATTAGCTACGGGAGCCGCCTTTAATGCAGAGGAAATCGCCTGTACCACTGATACAAACTCTTCAGGAGCGTCTACATCAAACATCGTAATAATGTTGTATTCTTCATCAATGGCTACAATATTGCCGTACCTACGGATGAAGTTTTGACAAAGATTACAATTATGAGTAGTGCTTTCGGGGTCTCTAAATATGGGATCGTGTTTTTTCTCAAAACCCCCGATATACAAATCCCAAACCTGTTGTCCGGACAAGGAGCTTCTAAACAACTTTCCGGTAGCACTCATTCTGTCGAATTGCGCCTGGATTTTTTTGTTTAATTCAATCATTTTAGTGGTTTTTAATATAATTTAATCAGTGCTCAGGGCAGGGAACGATCCTGCAAGCGTGGAATAACCCACTGTTTTACCAGACACGTCTGTCTATTTAAACTACCTGAGCATAAAAAGCAACCCTGTCCGTTTCCAAGCGGAATTATTATCATTGACTTTCACAGCCATTACTGGCACAACTCATTTTCACCCCCGTTAGGGTAATAATCTTACCCCAGACAACTCCCTCTTAGCAGGGATAATGTATGACAGGATACTCTTCGATCACCTTGCAGTGCTTTCGTCCCATACATCTGTCTGTATTCAGCAGGGTTGCTATATCAAAGAACTGTATCTACTTCACTTCCTGCTCAAAGAGCAAGCTTTTCTCTGACTTCAAGATCTCAATGAGCCGTTTTTCGGCTGCGATCTTGTTACGGTAATCTACCACCTTGTCCAGGTTGGAAGGCAATTCTTCAGGCACAGAATACAAGTCCTGGATCTTGCCTTCCATGTCCATGATACGGTCTTCGGAGTTGTCAATAGCACTACTGATTGCTCGCTCTACCCTATTCCGGATAATAGGAGCCTTAGCACGCTTAAGGACTTCTTCCTTGGCAGCGATGATCTTGTCAATCAACTTCATGATAATTGGTATTAAATGGTTAATAATTATAAAGATAAATGTTTTTCAGGATCTACATATATGCTTGGTAGATTAAAGAAATCCAGCAGATCAATGGCAGAAGTAGGTTGTGTATCACATTCTTCAGGGATAAGTGGTCTTTGCAACAAAGAAGCACTAATGATTGTAGTACTTCTTTCCGTTGAGCAAGGAACGAACCATTCTTCTATCCATGACCAATCATTAAATCCTTTAATCTTATATCGTGGAGGATTTTTCTCAGGAAGCACTTTTGTTTTTGATAGCCATTCTTGTAATGTCAATGTTTTCCCAAAGAAGCTATTCATTGATCCATTAAAATTGAGAAGTTCCTCAGCTCCAACTATAAAAATTTTACCATCCTGCATAACTGTATATTTGTCTTTATACTTCTCCATAAACTCTTCTTTGGTCATTAGCCGCATGTAAGGTTTATTGAGATCTACTGTTGAAGATGGTAATGGAATACCTGCATTAAGATAGTTATTAACAACCTCTTTAGGTAATGGGGTAGGAAGGCTATCTTCAGTAAGCATATCTTTACTGATTGTCCACCCAGACATTGCATCACAAGGCCAAGGAAGCCCTAATAAATTATTCATATTAGTAGACCAAGTATTGGCTACTTTAGCCATCCATTCTGATCCGAACTCCTTAATGAATTCTTCACGCGTCTTAAATCGTTTCATTGTTTAAGCTTTTATGTGTTTGTACCCGGAGCGAGACTCGAACTCGCAAAGCCTTTCGACCAAAGGATTTTAAGTCCTTCGTGTTTACCGATTTCACCATCCGGGCGTAGAGGGAGAAAGGAGGCATCCTTTGTAACTCATTGAATATGTTAATAATTTCCTCTCAATCTCCCTAACCGTGTAAAGAACGCCGAAGGCATTAAGGCTCCTTCGTAACCTCAATTAGATAAAAAGACAGGAAACAAAGTACCACCGGGAGGTGGATTTACGTGTCTGAAAACCTACTAAAACTCTGAACCAATGAATGAACATAACTCGTTTCCTGTCTATTCAATAAAATGATTGATGTGCCTTGCGTGTAGTGAAAGAACAAAGTCAAAAATTTCAATCTCGCAAATTTGTAGCACCCTTTTCCATCATAATGCTACTGACACCAATGGTTAAGGAGGAACTTTTCAAAACCCCCAATGGATTTGTCCGGAGACCTATCTCCCACACACCAATCATTATGTATTTGTTAAAGAACATTATTTTTCTTTTTCTTCGATGCAAGGTTCCCAAAGTTTGCAGTCCTCACACTCATCAAATTGATCCGTATCTACACCAAAAGTATGTCCGTGCGGACACTTATGACTTGCTGATGGTTTTGTACGAGTTCTTTGCACTACTTTTTTTTCAGGAACAGGAGCCGATGCTGTTTTTTTAGGAAGGCGCTTTGGTGTGTAATCTTCTTCCTCTTCTTCTTCATCCCCCTCATCCTCATCTTCTTCCTTTTCTACTTTTTTAGGGGTAACTGATTTCCTTGTTCTTTTAGCAGTGGGTTTTTCATCTTCTTCCTCCTCATCATCTTCATCTTCATCTTCATCCTCTACTTCCTGTTTTTTAGTAGTGACAGGTTTCCTTGAATGTGTCTGCTTAGGACTGCTTTCCTCTTCATCATCATCCTCTTCATCAGGCAATTCAAAGAACATCGCTTCCAATTCTTTATAAGAATACTCTTTTAACAGTTTGTCTAAATTAGGAACTTCTCCCATAATCGACTCATCATAAGCATAATCCCTGCTTGCAAAATCAATACGACTTGCTTTTGCAAAAGGTTGGGAATTACCAATGGTAAGACTATCAAACCTTATTTTCAAAGTGTATCCATTATCCAAATCTGGAAAAGCATCATAGTCTGGATTCTCTTCAATCTCGTCCCATAACAAATCAAAGAAATTGTATTTGCTGATGTCCCAGATCATAGGAACTTCCTCTAGATCTTTTTGTCCTTTTGGAATGACTACGAACAGGTTTCTTTGAGAAGCACGAATCGCATCAGTTTCCTCTTTCTCTGCACCTTCTTTAATCTTACGGGAACGGTATTCACAAATCGGGCATTTCTTTCCAAAAGAGGAAAGGCACACTACCGTGTCTTTAGACACACCGATATTCCGATGAATTTTAAACGGACGGGTAAACCATCCATCACCTAACAAAGCTACTCCGTTTTCCTCATCCTTATTTGGATGATTTGGATCTGTTACAATGTAGGGAATAATGTCGATGCTAGTTCTGCCACCAGGTTTGGCCTGAAAGACTTCCGTTCCTCTAGGAATATTCAAATAGCCATAACTACTGCTACTTTCCTTTTCCTTTTCTTTTTTCATCGAACTAAACACTTTCCCTGAAAAACGACTTTTCTTTTTCATTTCTTTCACTTTTTGATTGTTTTTATTCGTCTCTGTTTTTACGTTTCATGGTTCTTGCGATTCTTACATTTGTTCTTTTTTGTTGAACTTCATTTGTAATATCACGGGGAACAGAAGGACCGGCAAAATACTGTTGCCCATGTAACTTAACTAAAGTTTCCAACATCGATTTCTTAGCATCTATGGCTTTTACAGCACCTGATGCAATCTTAGCATTAAACTTGGCATCAATAACCCGCCTTGTAGCTCTTTTATGTTCATCCTGCTGAAGAATGGTATTAGCTACAACTGCTTCTGTCAACTTTGTTATTTCATACCGTTCAGGACTTGTTCTAATAACCGTGTCTAATTCAGCGTCTATCAAGTCCAAAGCCTCTTTAGCCAGATCTACTTCTTTGTCTGCTTCAGCCGCTAACAAAGCGTATTTCATCATCAAATTTGGTTGCTCTAAACATTCTATGTCTAAAGCACTCTCGTCTATTCTAACATCTGATTCATAGTCCATTTTTCTATTTATTTATAGTTCTATTGATTTAATTTTATTAATCAGCACATTTTTATCAGTCTCTAAAAGACTCATAATATCAAATACTTTATCAGAAAATCCTGTTAAGCAAAATACCTTTTGTTCAGGAAATTGTAGTGTACCATACCCTTGTAAATCAAAACTGTATATGTATGGATTACAATTATAATCTGTCTTATATTTAGTAAAAGCCAATTTTGGTGTGTATTGACCTATCCATGCTTGCATATCTGAAAGTATGATTATTCGATCATACACTTTATTCGCTGTTTTGAAAATACTATGAAAATTTGTTCCACCAGCACTAAAACGAAAACAATCCCTTATTGTCGATACGGAATCTCCTGCATTATAATAAGTGTATTTAGCTGTATTTTCAAAAAGTATCACATCACAATCATTTCCTTTTGCTAAAACTGCTGCAAACAAAGATCCTATTTCAGCCGGTCGTCCTGACATACTCCCACTAATATCCAAAGCAACTAAAGTACGTCCTTCAAATCTAGGCACATTTATTAAAGATAATTCAATCGCCTCATTTATAGCTGTAATTGCTTTTCTAGAAAGATCCGAATTTTCTTTTTTCAATTCTTCATAAGCAATCATATATCTAAAAGGAAGTACTAATGACTTTTTAATTAATCGTACATCAGTTAGCATATCTAGTGCTTGTGGTAAAATATCCGGGGCTTGCTGTATGATATTACGAAGATTACGTAATAAAGCAAAGTACCCAATTTTTCTTTCTGATATTAAACGCACCCATACTTCTTTTTTTAATTCTCCTTTTTCTATTTCATCAGAAGCCTGTTGTCCAGCTTTAGTTAATTCCGCTTCCCACGTATCGAATGAATGAAGATCATTAGCAATCAACGCTTTTAAAGCACTTTCATTTTCTTTGATAGGTATAGGATGCACTAAATTTACCACATCTACCAATTTCATCTTTTTATTTCCTGCTCTATACTTTGCTAATTGATAAGCATCAAAGCGATTAAAAGCCTGGGCAAATCCTTTTTTCATCGCATTTGACACTTTGTTTTTAGCCCCTATATGATACGAAAGTATTTCCATCATATCATCTGGTCTGACAACTACTTGATTATAAAAAGATTTTGCATAAGGTTTTCCTGCAATATATTTTCCTAATTCTGAAGCACATACATGACTAATACTGCGCATACCATATACAGTACGAGCATAAATAACTGCTTGCGCTACAAATTTAGGATCACATTTACTTATTAACTTTTTTAATTCTTCAAACGTACTATTTGCAGAACGATAAAATTGTTCATTAGCAAACGATGTCAGGAGAATAGAAATCAAAGCCATTTCAGGGGATTGAATATAGGCTTCCCCATTTGCAAGATTAGTAGTCTTACTACCTGTTACTGTTTGATTAAAACGAGCCATTATGATTAAATAATTTAGTGATTTTCAAAAAAGACGGGGAAAATTATGTCAGGTATTTTTAGACTTTGCAGATCGAAGTAACCTTAACATTTACCACCGTCTATATGGATGTGGGAGAAAATAATGAAAGGTATTTTTCTACCACGAAGTAACCTTTCATATCACTACCCACAAATTATAGTGGTAGGAGAAAAATAGAAAGAGTTCATTTTTGGTTTACGAATCCGAAGTAACCCTATTCTTAACTACCTACCATATATGGTAAAAAGTGGAGAATGATTAACAGAGTGTTTTCTTACTTTTGCTCTACCAACTAAGCTATCCCCCAAAAAATTTATAAAAAAGTTGGGGGAGTTGGACTCGAACCAACGACCTAAAGTTCCCATCGAAGTATCTCTATTATAGCTACCACTTTATATAATAAAATCAAAGAACGAAGCGTAAATATACTTATTTTTGTGTTTTTAATTTAACTCAGTGATGGCACACGCCATATACCCATTCGTTATCCGCCATTCTTAACATACGCATCCTGCCTCTTCGGATCGACCGTACGACTTTACAACACTATAACAAGCAAAAATTAACCCAGGAAAACCACTATTATAAAAGGGTTCTATGAACAATTCCATAATCAATCCTGCACGGTCATTGTCCCCTTTTAAAAGTACGGATTGGCAATAACCTAGAACTGCCCTGCGTACACTTTCGGCTTCTTCCCCTTTTAATCCGTTTAAAATTTCTGCTACACTGTTCCATCGTTTACCGTTTAACAAAGCCCTGCATAATTCTATGATTTGACTTTGCTGATCAGCACTTCTTTGAGCAACGATCAACTGCTGTTCTTTATCAACAGCCAATACTTGTTCTAATATTTGAAGTGCGTTTCTGGGATGCCCCAAACTATCCTGCGCAATTTGTTCTAGTACAACATTATCTACTTTTTGTCCTTCTGCTCGTGCTACTCGTTTAAGCAGATTAATCATTTGTTCTTCTTCTAATTGTTTTAATTGGAAAGATGAACAACGCCCTTTTATCGTGCCTAATAATTTTTCAGGTTCTGTTGTAGCAAGAACAAAATAAACATGCTTAGGATAATCCTCTAATATCTTTAGCAAAGCGTTCTGGGCATCCAGTGTAAGACGATGACTTTCATCGATCACCCATATCCTTCGTTCACCTTTAATAGGAAGAAATTGACTTTTTTGAATAATATCACGAATTGTGTCAATTCCTCGCATATCTGCCGTATTCAATTCTTCCGTGTCCTCATCACTTATACCTAACCGTTTGGCTATAATACGAGCTATCGT